CTGATGTGAATAAAAATACAATTAGCGTAATAAATCCAATAGTTCCCAAAACTCTTTTATGGGAGGTACCTTCACTATTGGAAAACATGGTTATAAAAAATTGTTTCATACTTTTCATAAAATTAATTTTATAACCTGAACTGACATGCTTTTTTTGCTTCTTATCTTGGGTGACAAAAGCTAACATTCCTAAAAGTGCTATGATAACTATGATCGCCCCAAGCTTTATTTATTAAAGAGTGTCCTATTCTATTATTAATAAATAGTTACTTTATTGCGAAGGGTGTGGGGATTCTGTATTTTTAGTTACTCCTTTGGTATGTTTAGGATTATAAGGACAATGTCTACACCCATTACCACAGCAATGACCTCTCTTTAAATGAAAAGAGGCGGTAAATACATACCGCCCGTTCTCAATATAATACTCTAACTCTTTAGTATTAACGTACTTCACAGGCTCCACCGGCACAAGCAACTTCTCCTGCTAAATCTGTTAGGTCCTCTAACTCAACGACCTTACTTAAATCAATATCAGCTAACACAGACATCAATCTTTCATAAGTTTCTTTATCACAATCCTCAAAAGGAAGCTGTGGGTAATTAGGATCACTGTACGCAAGTACTGAAAGTCCGTTATAGAATTTTCTATTTTCCCAAAACCATTCACCAACTGATTCCCATTCATGGTCTTTGATAGAAATAGTAGCTGAAACGTTGTGCGTATTATTTCCTTTTCTATGCCCGGGTTTAATCCAATCTTTAGTCACTCTTTTTACTCTTTCTAAAAGATCAAAAGGTGATTCTGTTCTTAGGATTGCACCTTCTGGTGCTTTTTGAGGCACAGTAATGATTGCAGTATCATGAGGACGATTCTCACAATCCTCCACTAGTTCCGGGTGGTAGATTGAAAGATAGGTGTAGATTGCTTCATTCTTTCCTACTCTTATTCTACGAAGGTAGTAGTCATTATGCCAGGCATGAATTCCACTAGAGGTTCCAAGTGTTAGAGAGGTTGTCCCTGCAGGCTTTACAGTCGTAGTCCTAGCCGAGCAGTTAATGCCGATCAGTTTAGCAACCCTTTCATTCTCCTGTTTTACTATTTCTGCAGCCTCAGACATATCGTAGTTTAAAACTGCACCTGATCCGATACCGGTCATTGATACTCCAATCAAAGCTTCTTTCTCAGTAGTGCGTTTCCAAACTTCTCTAAGATAGTGAAAGTCTGTATAGCCGGCTTGTAAAGTTCCAATAAGGGCTGCTGCCTTAACTCTATTGTTATAATCTTCCTGAGATTCAATATCAGAGACATTTACCTCACATAAGTTACAAAATTGGAAAGGGCGCAAAGCAATTTCACAGTTATGCGCTAAGATTCCATTTGCAAAGAAGTTGTGGTTGTTTTCCACTTCAAGATCATATACATCCTGTGTATGCTCCTGTACTGTTATTTTTATTAGTTTTGCCATTTTTTTAGTTTTTTGTTTTATTAATTTTCTTTTTATGTTGTCCGTAACCGGGGGTGTTAGTAAAGTTCCATTTTCGTGAACATTGTCCGTTGCAAAATTCCCGGGTGCTTTTCTGCTTACATGTAAAGGAGTTCTGACACTGTTTACACTCTCTTACAACTGTTGGGTTTTTTTGTTTGGCGAGTTCTAGTTTTTGCAATCTTACTAACTCTCTCCGCTGCTTACCCTCCTCAGTCGACCAGTAAGCTTTTTGCTTTTTAGAGTTCATCTCCCTATATTCTGGTGTTTGTCGCTGCCTTGCTTTTTGTGCAATTAGAGCTTTAGTCTCCAGTGTGTGTTTTTTACCGTACATGGAGTTATGTTCCCCTGCAGTGCTTTTTACGTGTTCGTAGTCGGTGATCGACCTTTTAACCCACTCTTGTATATCTGCTTGCAGGTTGTACTGGTTTACTAGTCTCTGGTACTTCCAAACAACTTCATACTCTACACCTATTTTTAAAAAATATTCTGCAAACTTTTCTTTGTATTCTACTGAGATAGCTTTTGCATCCCATCCTTTAGTCTCAACTATTTTATATAGCTGCCCTGTTTGATTATATAAGAAAAAATCTGGCTTGTAATTCTTACCATTTATACAGTATGTCATACTTTCCACCTTGTACTCTATTTTTTGATGATCTAGGGTTCTTGCATAAATAAACTCAACTTTGCTTCGCAGAAAAACTTTGCTTCCGGTCCAAGTTGTATGGTAACCAATATACCCTCGGCTTTTGTTATTCCCTTTCTTTACTTTTCCTCCGTTTTTATTTTTCATAGTGCTTATACTTTAGTGCTATTTCCTTTATTATAAATAGTCGAAATAGCACTAAAGTTGTTGCAGCTCTTTACTTTTCTTTGTTAAATATTACAAGATCATCTTCGTGTGTTAAGTTCATACATTCAACCCACCCTCTATTTGTTGTATAGAACCTATGATCCGGTGTACAACTAACACGGTAGACCACTCCATCTTCTTCTACTTCAAGTTCAACAACTACACTGTCTTTTCTTGAAAGTATTCCCGCTCTAACAGTTTGAAGCTCTATTTGACGTGTTTCCTCGTTGTAGGTTTGTACTTTATAGGTCTCTCCTTTTTCCAAACCTTCAACAATCTCTAGAATACTCTTTTTGCCATTCTCCAACTCTATTTGAGTGTCGGCAACAAAGCAGCAAGGATTGGTTCCCCACTCTAAATTATTAGTAAAGTAGATTCCTGGCTCTCCTGCTCCTGATGCTTCAATTCTTTTCCAAATATCTAAGAATTGTTCTTTCTCAGTAGTTGATCTTAAAAGAACTGCTGAGTTGTTTGCTCTTCCACGCTGGGGATTCAATTCCCACCAGTCGCCTGATTTACAAGCAATCATCTCATCATCATCGGCAGAGAATAAGGAGATCAAAGCAGCTCTTCTGATACCACCTGCCAGTACTGCGTCAGCAATATGACAAACCATATCATGAACTTCGATAGTGGTTAAACGTTCCCCGTCTTTTTTCGCCTCAAGCATACCCTGTAATTTAGTAAGGCATTCTCTCAAAGGAGCAGGTCCGGGTGCTTTACCCCCTGCAGTAACTAATCTTGCACCTTTTGGTCTAATATCTGAATAATCAAAAAGTATTGTGGAAGTTCCTCTGAAGTAAGACTTCATTAGGATTTTAACTGCATCAGCCCATCCTTCAATTGAATCTCCGATCAAGAATCTCTTCGATCTATTCGGATTTGGTTTTCTAATCTCAGGTAGTTTTTCAATATGATCATACTGAACTGAATAACCTACTCCGGTTCCTCCTAAAAGTAGGAACATTACTTCTCCAAATGCTCTCCAATCATCAATTGGTAAAAAAGCACAGTTGTAAATACGGGCAGGATTCACCTCAATAGGCCGTCCGGCAAACTGCATAGAACGCATTGAAGGTAAAATCTTCTTATCGTAGACGTATTTATAAGCTGCTTCAATCTCCTCGGCAAGTTGAGGGTATTTCTTCTGGTGCATCTCTTTGTTCCTCATAACCAGTTCTTGCCAGGTTTCTCTCCGGCTTAATTCCGGCTTGTACTTTGCGTATTTTAAGAAGACTGTTACATCGCTTAAAATTTTTTGACTAATATCCATTTTTTATTTCCTATTGTATTTGATAAGTATCTAGTTTTAATTAAAAATTCCCTGTTTTTTTAAGAGAAATTAGAAAGTTGTGCAAATTTCTTAGCAAGCTCTCGTTTATCGAATGAATCAACTTGTGAGAATGAGGTAGTGCTACTGGGGCTAGTATCCTCATAAGTCGGCATATCTTCTGTTAATTCAATATGGCCGTTGTTAGTATCAATCTTAGCTCCGAAAGTCATACCGTCCATCCCGTATCTGTTCTTCATAATATGCACTCGGCCTGTTCCATGAACCTTATCTTCCTTTTTTCTAGATAAGGATAAACAGAAATCGGCAACCATAATTTTATCGTATGAACCTGCTGCTTTATCTCCTTCGATGATATCATCCTTGGCTCCCATTCGGTTAACCTGTGAAGGTGAGAGTACGGTTACTTTAAATTCCTTAGCAAGTCCTTTGCAACTTACATACAAGTCATCAATCTCATCCTTACGCTCGGCAAATTTCTTGGAAGGTGCTCTCAAGTAATCAATATAGTCGATAATAACTAAATCAGGTTTTACATCAGCATCAATACACTTTTGAAGATGGGATTTCAAGGTTGCTACAGTGGCTCCTTTAGGCGGATACTCTTTTACTATCAACTTACCGGCCAGGCCTTCAACTATGCGCTCAACCTCTGATCTATGATGTTGAATCTCCTCGATAGAATGTCCGGTAAAGAAGCAGTCAAATCGTTTACCTACATAATCCTGCCCTAATTCCAAGGTATAATAAACGACATTATACCCCATCTTAACTGCGTGAGCGGCCATTGCAACCATCATCCAGGAATTGTGGGATAATATACCGTTACTGTAATAGCAAAATACATCTGCTACCGAAAGATCGTACATTACTTTTTCTTTTTTATCAACTACTTGCTTACTTACCTTAGTTACGCCCTCTTCTGTAAGTATCAGATCATTAGGGGTTAGTTCTTCAGCTTTTACCCATTCTCTATTTTCTGTTTTAAATAAGTGGTGTCCTGATGTATTTAAAGATTCTCCATTGCTAAAGGTTGTTGTTATTGAGGGTTGTCTTTCTGTTGTGAATAACGTTACTATTGGTTTAAATCCGTAAGGTGTTTTTACTTTAAGGTCAAACTCCGTAAGGTACATATTTTCCGGTCGCGGTTCAATTCCCAATTTAAAGAATAGATCTCCGATTTTAATTTTCTGTGTTTTTGTTCGTGTTTGTATTTTCATAACTTATATATTTTTTAATTTGTTTTATTTGTTCTTCTTTATTTTTCTTCCAATCTGCTTCCCATATAATATACGTACTATACCCTAATTCTGCAAATTTCTCAACTCGTTTTTTATCTCTAATATGTATCCTCTGTGTATTCCCTATTAGGGGTAAAGTTTCTTGTTTGTATATTTGCGGGTTAGCATGCCAAAAATCTCCGTAGTATTCAATTACCGTACTTTCGTAGACCATATCTGCGATATAGCTACCTAGTGTTATGTTAGCTTTTAAATCCGGTAAATGCTTTTGTAATTCTAGATAACATTTAACTTCTCCTGCTGACTGTACTCCCACTCTTCCTCTATACATTTTCTGCGCCCATTCCTCAGGTCCGTGGTTTTCAACATGCTTTTGCATTGTTTCTGAGATTTTCTGTTTGCTTGCTGTTGTATGATGTTTCCCAGTGAACCTATTTGACTTGGCACTGTATTTGCTCTGCTGAATGGATTGGTGGTGTTTTGCTTCTTGCTCCGAAAAACCTCTGCTTACCCAATATTCAGAAGCTCTTTTTGAATTTTTTGCTTGTTTCTTATTCCACTCCTGCTGTGCCTGCTCCACTGTCTGCCCTGTCTCTATTTTCTTTTGTATAAACTGCTGCTTTCCTTGCTTCTGGGTGTTTTTTATTTCTCCTTGTGCTTGTGTTAATGTGTACCCTTGTGCCATCCAATAGTCAATTGTTCTCTTACTGTGTCCGGTCATTGTTTTCGCTTTAGGGTATTGATGTTTATACTCTGTTGTTTTTAAGTTGTGCTCAGCAATAAGGTGAGTGTTCAAGGCTCTTGGCTCCCAGTGTCCGCAAATTTGACAAGTTAGCCCCGGTGGTTTTTCTATATTCATAAAGTGCTTTATTATAAATAGACTTACCCCCACCGGGATTCCTGTTTTGGTGTTTACTTTTTTAAGTTGGTAAAGAGGTTGTTTACCTGCCACCCATATAAATGATACCCGTCAATATTAAACTCTTCCCAAGGTTGTATCCAGAGCGTGTATGTTTTGCCTTGGTTGTTAACTAACTCTAATCCATACTCCGGGTATTCAATTTCAATCATTGCGTTTTCATCTAAACACTTCCCTCCTCCCGGGTTACCGAATACAATCCCTAGGTCACCTGGGCCAAAGCCTCCCTGGGTTAATTGGTTTAACATAGGCCAGGGAGTAGGAATAGTGGGGCGATAATCCTCCCGGTATCGGGTCTCAATATCTTTATTATATTCGTGCCCAATATTCCTATCCTGTCCGGCCTTTAACGCGTTATCAATCAAGTGCCGAATGTTATCGTAGTCACCTGAATTTAGTAAATCAACTGATGAAAGTAATGCTGTTTTTAATTGCTGGTTTTTACAGAAGGCTGTAAATTCTTCTTCTACATACTGAAGTTCATCATCAGAATGTCTGTAGGCTTCTTTTAACTGCTCAACAATAGAAGTTTTAAGAACGTCGTTATCAATTTTCTTAACTTCTATCTTTAGAGTGTCCATGGAAATAACCGTGTGGTACTTATTCCAATACTGCAGGATTTCATTTATAATCCATTTGTGAGCTGGGTTCGGGAAATGCTCATCAGATAAAATATCATGAATATTCTGTACGAATTCTTTTCGCGTTAATAATGCTCCAATGGTCTTTACCTGGAAAGGAGCTCCATAATCGATGAGGGTCTTTAATGCTGCCATATAACTTCTTCTTTATAACTTATTATACTCTAAATATACGAACTTTACTTGTGTTTAGCAAGCTTGAAGAAAATATCTGTAACCCAAAAATTAGGGTCCTTTAGAAAATGCCCGATGCCATCAAGTTCATAGAGTTGTAAGAATTGCTTTTTATGGAAGTCGTTATTCTCCTCATTGATTAGTTCGTTGATGTAAGCAATCTGTCTATCATCTAAGATTGGATTTTTTAAATCCATTAACTTGTAATGATTCTCAAGATTCTGTCTTCGGAATAAAATCTGGGCATACACTTTATGCTTTGAGAGATTGTCTTCAGCATGCTGGAAAACATCTTCTAGAGTCATAGGGACGGTCATAATATCTGGGAATAATTTTAAAAGCGTCTTAGGTCCTAATCCTTTAATGCCTTCGATCTTATCTGATTGATCCCCAAGCATGGTTTTATAAATAATAAAATTATCCGGATGAATCATAAATTCCTTCTTAACATCCTTCGGTCCATAAAATACTTTAGTAACCGGACGGTATAAAGTTACTTTGTCTGATACTAACTGAAGGTAATCTTTATCTGAAGATACCATAATAACCTGTGAGTCAAATCTTTCAGGTAATTCCTTAGCCATGTAAGCAATCATATCATCTGCTTCTGCTTTATCAATCATACCAACTTTGATCGGTAAACATTGAAGGTAGTGAATAAATCTAGTGATTTGACCAACTTTTGCATCATTCTCATCATCCAAGTCGTCAAAAGCATCCCAGTTTGTAATTCTAGTTATTCCTCGGTTTGATTTGTATTCCGGTAACAGATTTTTTC